ACACCTATGCACAAGCCCCCTATCAGGATTGTGACAAGGCTACATACACAACTGCACTGAAAGAGATGCCAAAGAAGATTGACTGGGCAAAGCTTTCTGAATACGAGAAGGAAGACAACACCGCAGGGTCACAGACGCTGGCATGTTCTGGCGACAGCTGCGAAGTAGTTGACTTGACAGCAGCATGATTGAGATATACGGTCAGAAAGATTGTAAGTTTTGTAGGGATGCCAAGGTATTCTGTCGGATGCGGAAGCTTCCCTACAAATACTACACTGTTCGTGAAGACATCACGACAGAAGAGTTCAAGGAAATGTTTCCTGAAGCAAGGACAGTCCCACAAATTGTAGTTGATGGTAAACACATTGGTGGTTACACAGAATTGGAGCATTATATATTATGAATACATTACTCACAGCACTAATTAAAAAACTAGAGGGAGAGATTGCGGTAGCCGAAGCCAACGTAATGGTATACCTCAATCAAGCCGTAGGCATTGGTGAGCATCCTGATGTTGTCGAGGCAATCGAAACACAAATTGAAAAGATTGCTGCGGCTGACGAAAAGATTGAATCAATTAAGAAGTCTTTTGGTGACTAGAATACAAAGACAGTGGGGCTACTATGACATCCTTCTTGAGGGTGACGGGTATCTTGTTAAGGAGCTTACAATCACGCCAGGAAAATACCTGTCTGACCAGAGGCACAAACACAGAAGAGAAGAGTGGCTTGTCGTCTCTGGTTCTATACAAGTAACACTACAGACAGACGGTGCATTGCAGCGCAGCCTTTGCTTTAGCAAGGGAGATAAATTTAGTATACCCGCAAAAACGTGGCATCATGTTGGCAACAAAACAAACAAGCCAGCTAAGATTATTGAAGTATGGATGGGAGATAAACTGTTGGAAGAAGATATTGAAAGAAGAAGCCCGTGCAAGGCACGACTAGAAACAAGCGTAGATAGTTGCGAGCTACATAATGTCCATGACATTTGTATACACTGCGGTAGAACAGAGCGTGACATAACGCACTGGCAGCAAATGACGCACGACGAAAAGAAACAAGCCAACCTACTAGCAAAGAAAAGACTCAAGGGTGTTTGGCATAAGTAAGGAGGTTCAAATGCAAGTAGAACTAAATGATTTTGAGAAGTCAATGGGAATGGCTATTGCAAAAAATAGGTACACAAACGCAAGAGGTGCTGGTGTACACAACAAACAAATAAGCAATGAAAAAGAACTAGAGCCAGATATTGAAGGAGCAATGTCTGAACTAGCAATGTGCAAGCTTCTTAATATTTATCCAACAGATGTGTTTAATTTCGACCTTCGCTCTGCTAAAAACAAAACAGATAACGGAGATTTAATTTATAATAACTTTTGTATTGATGTCAAGGCTACCAAATATAAAAGTGGTCGCCTTATCGCAACACAAAAAAACAGTGCCATAGATTACCTTTGTTTAATGACTGGAAATAGAGGGTCTTATTTTTTTGCTGGGGCTATGGATTCAAAAAATTTTTATACCGAAAGCAGATGGGGCAGACACCCTAAACTTTACCGTGATTGTTATGCCGCCTCACAAGAGGAGCTAACGCCTCCAAAAACTTTTTTAAAAATGGTAGCATAAAAAAGTTCTTGACTTAACTAAATAAATTTACTATAATATAAGATAAGCGGTGGGCAGAGTTCTTCAGTCCTTTCTCTCATCTGTCCACCGCACTTTAATTAGGAGTTACAAAATGGAATATACATTCAACGTTACAGAAAACGAAGCAAACATTATCTTGGCAGCACTGGGAGAACTCCCTGCGAAAAGCTCTATTGATTTGATTCTTAAACTTAAAGAAGAGTTTGTAAAACAAATTCAAGCAAACCAAGAAGAAATTATTGAAGAAGGTGGAGATGAATCGTAGACCAGTTATTTATGTTGGGTATGATGAGCGTGACCACAGAGCATACGAAGTTCTAGAACACTCCATACGCAAATACAATAATACCTATGATATAATCCCGCTGCTTGCGCCAGAGTTACGGCGCATTGGATTGTATCGTAGGGCATCACGTGTGTTTGAACATGACCCACATCAACGCTATGATGTCTTTGATAACAAACCCTTCAGTACAGACTTTACATTTACTCGCTTCCTTGTTCCTGCCTTAAATCAATATCAAGGGCTTGCTTTGTTTATGGATGCTGACATGCTTGTTCGTGCAGATATAGAAGGTATTTTTGGTGTGTACGGAAACAGAACGCAGTTTGCTGTTCAGTGCGTCAAGCACAAGTATGAGCCACCCGAAGGAGAAAAGATGGACGGTGTAGCCCAAACCCGCTATCGCAGAAAGAATTGGTCTAGCTTTATGTTATTTAACTGCTCTCATCCTAGTAACAAAAAGCTTACCCTTGATGCAGTCAACCTGCAATCAGGCTCTTGGCTGCACTCTTTTGGGTGGCTTAACGATGACGAGATTGGAGACATACATGAAGAATGGAACTGGCTTGATGGACATTCAAGTGAAAATGTTGAGGCAAAGAATGCTCACTTTACAACAGGTGGTCCGTGGTTCAACAACTGGAAGCCCAAGCGTCCTATTGACGAAGCTTACGCAGAAGAGTGGGAAGCTGTTGAAAAAGAAATAACAACACAACTAATACTGGAGAACATGTAATGTATACTTTTGTAACCAGCTTTCCAAAACAATTTGAAAAAGAATATGGCATTCCTATGTTGCAGTCTGTTGTAAATAAATGGAAGCCAAGCGACTTTAAACTATACGTATACCTTGAGGGATATGATGGTAAGCCTGATGGGCTACCACAAGCAGACTTTATTATCTACCGCCACATTGAAGATGTAGATGCACGCAATGAGTTCATTAAGCGTAACTCAGATAAGAACGGACGATTTGCAGAAGCACCCTACAACTACAGATTAGATGCAATTAGATTCTCGAACAAGGTATATGCGTATTCAGACTTAGCATTTGATTTGCTTGACCAAGAATACAAAGGGTGGCTTGCATGGCTTGATGCTGATACTGTAACTAAGAAAAGATTTACCGCAGAAGATGCAGCCAAGATTATGCTTGATGAAGTAGACATGGTACACCTTGGCCGTATTGATATTGATTATAGCGAGACAGGCTTTACTGCCTGGAACATGGCATATCATAATGCCTGCTCACACATTGTAGACATTCGTGGCGCATACGACACTAACGAAGTGTTTGGGTATCGTGAGTGGACTGATTCGTTTGTGTACACACGCCTACTCAAAGTGTATGAAGCACACGGAGCTAAAGTACGCAACCTGTCAGAGGGCGTGCGTGGTCTAGAAGTGTTTGAAAACTGTATGTTAAACGAACACTTCATACACAACAAGGGCAACCGTAAGTGGAAAGATAAGCAAGAAGTATCTGCTGATGTTGTTGGCCCAAAGCGTTACAAACAACTAGCAGACATGGTTCGTTTCTATTCTGAAGGCCGTGATACATTTAGCATTGTAGAGACAGGCACATGGAACGGTGGTCGTGCCATTGAGATGGCTCTTGCTGCGTTTGAAAATGTAGACACTGTACACTATCGTGGCTTTGATTTGTTTGAAGAAGCTACAGAGCAAACAGATAAAATAGAACTCAACATTAAAGCACATAATGCAACCGAAGCTGTTGGTCGTAGGCTTGCAGAGTTTACAGTTAAGATGAGGGAGCAGGGTAAAATTTTTACCCATACTTTACACTGCGGTGACACCAAAAAAACTATGGCATCTAAAAGATTTAATGATGTAGACCTTGCCTATATTGATGGCGGCCATTCATATGATACAGTTAAAAGTGATTACACGTTTTTGAAAGACGTTCCAGTTATTGTGTTCGATGATTATTACTCACATGAAGACAAAGAATTCCTAGACAATCCTGATTACAACGGTATTATTCGAACCTTCAAAGAGATTAAAGATACTAATAAGTATGTTCTACCATCGGATGACCCCACTGCTTTTGGTGGTAAGGTTCATCTTGGCGTAGTTGTTTCTAAAAAAGAAAAAGATTTACCGCAATCCTTTATGCGTGTACCCATCATCGTAAAACCAAAAGACTCAATGCCACAGGATGACATCCACAAAAATATTATTTATAACGTAGAAAAAATTAATGACTTTGATTGGGTAAAACAATACAAAACAAATAACAAGCACGCCATTATTGCTTCGGGTGGGCAGCTTGATATGGATAAGATTAAAGAGGTTCAAGAAAAACACGATGCAGAAGTATGGTGTGTTAAGCACTCATACCCCCGCCTTCTTGAGGCAGGCATCAAGCCTACTGCCTGTGTTATCCTTGACCCACGCCCTGTAGATGGCGTAAGCACACATGGTGTAAAGCGTAAAGACCTATTTAAAAAGGTTGACCCTAGCACGTTGTTTGTAATTGCTAGCATGACCGACATTTCTGCAGTAGATTACATTATGTCTAAGACAACTAACATCAAAGGTTTCCATGCCTTTACAGATGCAGTACGTGATTCGGAAAGAAATGATAAGTTTGTAATTAATCCTAAACTTCCCATCCCCGCAGGCACGGTGTTTATCTCTGGTGGTACAGCATCAGCAACACGCACTATCGGTCTACTTGAAACACTAGGCTATCACAACATACATATGTTTGGTTTTGATTGCAGTGTCTCAGAAGATGTTGTTGATAAAGAAGCAAAAGATGAAATGGATAACCCAAAGTATCTGCATGTAGAAACTGGAGGAACTAAGTTCTGGACAACAGGCGAGTTACTTGCCCTTGCCCAAGACCTTGAAAAAATGTTTGAACGAAAAGACCTTGCAGTAAACATCAACTTCTATGGGGACAACACCCTTGCCGCTCAAGTCTTTGACCAATCATACTACAATCAAGAGTTCCAAACCTTTGAGGAATTTATGAATGACAGGGCAGCTTAAAGAACGGCAAGAAAAGTTTTGCCAATCATATCTAATAAACAAGAACGCTACACAGTCTGCTATCTCTGCTGGCTATAGTGATAAGTCTGCACACAACCAGGGCTATAGATTGCTTCAAGAGCCTGCTATACAGCGCAGACTTGAAGAACTTGAAGAAGAATATAGCACAGACGTAGACGTTGTATCAGAACTTGAGAAGCAGTACGAACAAGCTAAGGCAAATGGCAACGGTCAAACCGCACTCAAAGCTCTTGAGCTACTGTCTCGTGTAAGAGGTAACAATGCAGAAGATGAGGGGCCACAGGATGTAGCAGGACTAGAAGGCAAGATATCTGCATCAATGCAAATCATCGGTAAAGAAAAAATGTACGAACTATTTATGTCTACATGGCCTGAAGATTTTGAGGACGAAGAGGATGAAGCTGCCACCGATGAATAAGTTTTCAGAAAAAACTACGCTTGTTACTGGTGTAACAGGG